CGCAGCGGGCGTTTACTACTCGACCTACGCAATCGACCTTCGTAGCCCCACCAATACGAGCGGTGGAACCACGACCACGCAGATGCGTGATCTTGGCGAGGGTGATGATCTGTATTGCATCTTGACGGTGTCGGAAGCCACGGCTGATGGCAATGGCATCACCATCGAGGTCATTGCTTCGCAGAACCTGAATCCTGCCAGCGGAACCAATGTTGTTGTCGGTACCTTTGGTACCCTCACGACCACGGCATCCACCGGCGATCTTGGTGTTGCTGGCCGTCACTTCGTGTGCCGCATCAATCCGCGTCTTCGTGAACTTGGAACCACGGTTCGTTATCTCCAGGTGCGATACACGAACGGTGCAACTACCGCTCTGTCCGCTGGCAAGGTGTTCGCCGATATCGTTACTGATATCTACGACAGCACCAAGTTCTACGGTGCCGGTTTCGTGGTTGCTGGAAACTAATCTCAAGGAGATTCATCATGCGAGTCCGAACAAGCAAGAAGTGTTTTGTGAACAACTGCATCCGCGAAGAGGGCGAAGTGTTTGAATACGACGGCCCAAAGTGCAGTTTCTTTGAGTGCTTGGACGAATCTGATTCGGAAGACAACGCGACGGGATCGGAACGGCGCAAGCCTGGTCGTCCCCGAAAGCCGATGGCTGACGCAGATCAGACCGCGTGATGTGATGTGACGAGATGAGAACAAGAGGGGTGCCGCTGGGTGACCACGGCACCCCTCTCTTACTAGGAGGCTGCGATGGCATCCGAAGTCGATATCTGCAACCTGGCCCTGGCGCACCTTGGTGATTCGGCAACGGTCGCCAGCATCTCTCCGCCGGAGGGATCTGCCCAGGCCGAGCATTGCGCTCGTTTCTATCCGATTGCGCGAGATTCGCTCCTGGAAATGCACAACTGGAACTTCTCGACCAAGCGAATTCTGTTGGCGCAAGTCACCAATGATTGGAACATGTGGCAGTATGCCTACGGGTTGCCGAACAACTGCATCAATCCGATTTCCGTGATTTCAAGCGAAGCGTATGACGACTACGCAACGCAATTTGTTCCAACCGACACGCCTCAATTTTCTCACAACTATTCGCCGGTGATCGCCGCTGGCCGCTATGTGCCGCAGCCGTTCACAATTGAAACGATTGCAGACGGAACTCATGTTTTGTACACGAACTTGGAGAATGCAGTACTTCGCTACCAGGCTTCCGTGGACGACACGACAGAATTCTCATCCCTGTTTGTAATGACTTTGTCCTGGCATCTTGCATCAATGCTTGCTGGGCCGGTGATCAAGGGAGATGTTGGCGCTGCCGAAGCCAAGCGATGCGCACAGATGATGGCTGGATACCTGGCTGAAGCCAAGAAGTCTGATGGCAACCAGCGCAGCGTAAAAGTTGAACACATCGTTCCCTGGACTTCTGGACGCTAACCATGCCAAACACTCGCGTACTGAACCGCTCGTTCTCTGGCGGAGAGATCGCGCCAGAGATGTATGGTCGCGTGGACGATGTAAAGTTTCAGACAGGCGCGGCAACGGTCAGGAATTTCATCGTTCTTCCCCAGGGGCCGCTGGCCAATCGACCTGGCTTTGAACTTGTTCGTGAAGTCAAGAACAGCGCCACCGCTGTTCGACTAATTCCGTTCACTTTCAACACCACGCAAACGATGATCATTGAACTTGGCAACCAGTACGCCAGGTTTCACACCCAGGGTGCAACCCTTGGCCCAGGCTCACCAGCGGCATACAGCGGCGCTACCGCATACGCCATTGGAGATCTGGTCAGAAACGGTGGCGTGAACTATTACTGCATCGCCGCAACCACCGGAAACGCTCCGCCGAACGCCACATATTGGTATGCGATGCCAGCAGGCATCTACGAAATTCCGACACCTTACGCGGCAGCAGATCTGTTCAACATTCACTATGTTCAATCGGCAGATGTTCTGACCCTGGTGCATCCGACATACGCTCCTCGCGAACTTCGCCGATACGGTGCAACCAAGTGGGTGCTGTCAGGCATTTCGTTTGGCGCGGTTTTGGCTGCGCCAACAGGTCTAACGCTGACCAAGACTGGAGCATCAACCACGACCGCTCCATATAGGTATGTGGTCACCGCTCTATCTTCGGATGAAATCAACGAAAGTGTGCCAAGCACTTCTGCGGTAGTGAATGCAAATCTTAATGCGTTCGGCGAATACATCACGATTTCCTGGTCGGCTGTCACCGGTGCATCGCGATACAACATCTACAAGTTGCAGGGCGGCATTTACGGCTTCATTGGAAGCACAACTGCGTTGTCAATCATTGACGACAACATCGCCCCAGACTTGAGCATCATTCCTCCAACATATGAAACGGTGTTTGCCAGCGCGGGAAACTATCCAGGAGCAGTTAGTTACTACGAGCAGCGACGCATCTTTGCTGGAACTAACAACGACCCGCAGCGGCTTTGGATGACCAAATCTGGAACGGAGAGCGACATGTCATACGGCATTCCTCTCACGGACGCTGATCGAATTTCATTCCGAGTTGCAGCGCGCGAAGCCAACACCATCAGGCACATTGTTCCTCTGACGCAATTGATCCTCTTGACAAGCGCAGCAGAGTGGCGAGTGACATCTGTCAACTCTGATGCTCTAACGCCGACAAGCATTTCCGTTCGACCGCAGTCGTATGTGGGCGCGAGCAATGTGCAGCCGGTCATCATCAACAACAGCCTGGTCTATTGCGCTTCCCGTGGTGGACATGTGCGAGAACTTGGATATTCGTGGCAGTCAAACGGATTCATTACCGGCGACCTGTCCATTCGCGCATCGCATTTGTTTGACGACTACAACCTGGTGGACATGTGTTACGCAAAGGCTCCGCATCCCGTTGTGTGGTTTGTTTCCGACAACGGCAAGTTGCTTGGATTGACATACATCCCAGAGCAGCAACTTGGATCCTGGCATCAGCACGACACCGATGGGTCGTTTGAAAGTTGCGCATGTGTTTCAGAAGGAACGGAAGATCGGCTGTATGCGGTCATCAGGCGCACCATCAATGGAGCCACAAAGCGGTTTGTTGAACGCATGGCTGTGAGAGACATGGACACTTTGGAAGAATGCGTGCATATGGATTGTGCGCTGACTTACGACGGAACCAACACCGGTGCCACGACGATCACCGTTACGCAAACTTCTGGAACAGGGTGGAATGCTTCGTCGCTGTTTACTCTTACGGCATCAACTGCAATCTTTGCGTATCCGGCCACAACGGATATTGGTGATTGCATTGTTTTGACAGATGCCTCTGGGAACAAGTATCGATTGCGGATCGGTTCAACAAGCAGCACAACGGTTGCAACAGCAATCGTGGACAATCAATTGCCCGTGAGCCTGCGCGGAGTTGCTACTGCGACCTGGGCCTGGGCGCGAGATTCCGTGAGCGGACTGTCTCACCTTGAAGGAAAGACCGTCACCATCTTGGCAGATGGTTGTCCTATGGCGCAAAGGACTGTGTCATCAGGAGTCATCTCTCTTGATCGTCCGTCTACCCTGGTGCATGTTGGATTGCCTTACAACTCTGATTTGAAGACGCTGCCGGTGACCTTGCAGATTGATGCATTTGGCCAGGGGCGCTACAAGAATGTGAACAAAGCCTGGGTGCGCGTCGAGCGATCAACCGGGTTGTTTGTGGGGCCGGATGAAGACAACCTGGTGGAAGCCAAGCAGCGAACAACGGAGCCGCCAGGTTCCCCTCCAGACCTCAAGTCAGATGAAATCCTGGTCGTGATGACTCCGTCATGGGGATCTACCGGCGAAGTGTTTGTCAGGCAAAGTGATCCGTTGCCAATGTCCATCATTTCAATGACCGCCGAAGTGGCGATTGGAGGTTGATATGTCGCTGATGACCGCATCAATTGCGCAGCAAGTAACCGGAGCGGCAATGGGGCCGGGAGGAGTTCCAGATCCTGGAACCGGCGGCCTGTTTGGAATGACAGGCGGCGAAACTTTGATGGCTGGCGGAATGCTGGCGGCTGCATTGGGTTCAGTCAATAGTGCAATTGGATCCTATTACGCTGCTGAAAGTCAGAAGAACCAGTTGAAGATGCAGGCGCAGAAC